ATAACAATGATAAAACAAAACTTATTAAATCAGGAATGTTATTGAAAGATTATTATGATTGGGTATTTTATATTAGTCCTGAAGGAGTAGATATAGAAGATAATGGTGTTAGAACAACGGATCCTGATTATAGAAATTTAATTGATAAAACTATTAAATTTTTATTGTATATTTATCCACCTAAAAATTTTGCTATCATAAACGGAACAACAGAAAATAGAATAGTACAAATTTTAAATACTATTAATGGGATAAATTTTTAATTTTATAATATTTATTAACATATGAAAAAATCTATAATTCCTTTTTTATTAATTATTATTATTATACAAGGATTGTTTTTGTTTAATAAACCTAAAACAATAACTGAAACTATTGTAGTTACTGATACTACTTATGTTCAAGTACCTAAAGAAACAATTAAATATGTTCCCAAGAGAGAAACAGTAGAAGTACCAGTTTATATAGAAGAAAATATAGATACTCTTTCTATTTTAAAAGATTATTATTCAAAATATTTTTATTCGGATACTGTTAATATTTTGACCTACGGTAGTATTATAATCCAAGACACAGTAACTCAAAACAGTATTTCTTTTAGAGAAGTAACTCCTAATATTGTTATTCCTGTTGTAACAACAACTGTAACTAATAACATATATGAAACACCAACTTTTCACTATTTTATAGGAGCAGAAGCAGGAGTAGAGGTGTTTGCTCCTAAAATTTATATTCAAGATAAAAAGGGAAGATTATACGGGGCCGGGGTAAACTTATATGACAAAAATGCTCATTTAAGTGTGATGATGAGATTGAGATAATGGATTATAAAGAAATTATTAAACAAGAATTTATCAATTGTTATAATGATCCTGTATATTTCATGAGAAAATATTGTATGATCCAGCATCCTGTAAGAGGACGTACTCAATTTAATCTATATCCGTTTCAAGAAAAAGTTTTAACCTTATTTAAAAATAACGATTATAATATAGTTTTAAAAAGTCGTCAGTTAGGGATTTCCACATTAGTAGCGGGATATTCTTTATGGTTAATGTTGTTTTTTAAAGATAAAAATATTTTAGTTATTGCTACTAAACAAGACACTGCAAAAAACTTAGTAACCAAAGTAAGATTCATGTATGATAATCTTCCTTCTTGGTTACAAGTCAAAACAGTTGAACATAATAAATTATCTCTTAGACTAAAAAATGGTTCACAAGTTAAAGCAGTATCTGCAGCAGGTGATGCTGGTAGATCTGAAGCTCTTTCTTTATTGGTAATAGATGAGGCAGCTTTTATTGAAGAAAATAAAATTGAAGATATTTGGGCTTCATCTCAACAAACTCTTTCAACTGGTGGTAGCGCAATTATTCTTTCTACTCCCAATGGTATTGGAAACTTTTTCCACAGAATGTGGTTAAAAGCAGAAACAGCAGAAAATAATTTTTTACCTATTAGATTGCCTTGGACTGTTCATCCGGAAAGAAATCAATCATGGAGAGATGAACAAGATAAAATTTTAGGTCCTAAAGTAGCAGCTCAAGAATGTGATTGTGACTTCTTATCTTCTGGTGATAATGTTTTTGACATGAATTTGATTCAGTGGTATGAAAAAACACACGTAAAAGATCCTTTAGAAAGAAGAGGAGTAGACCAAAATTATTGGATATGGGAATATCCTGATTATAGTAAAGAATACGCCGTATTAGCAGACGTTGCTAGAGGAGATGGGGCAGATTATTCTACATTTCATGTTTTAGACATTCAAGAATGTAGGCAAGTAGCGGAGTTTAAAGGTCAATTAGGTACTAAAGATTTTGGAAATATGCTTTGTACTATTGGAACAGAATGGAATAATGCTTTATTGGTAATCGATAATGCAAGTATGGGATGGGCAACCATTCAACAAATACTTGATCGTGATTACGAAAATATTTATTACTCAACTAAAGATGATTCAGGTAATATAGATCATTATATTGGTAATAGTTATGATTTAATGGATAAATCAAGACTAACTCCTGGTTTTACTATTACTTCTAAAAATAGACCTTTACTAATTTCTAAGTTAGATTCTTACTTACGAGAAAAATCAGTTATTGTTCAATCAAAAAGAACAATTGAAGAACTTAAAACATTTATATGGAAAAATGGTCGCCCTGAAGCTCAAGTAGGATATAATGATGATCTTGTAATTTCTATAGCTATTGGGGTTTATTTAAGAGATACAACTTTAACTTTTATGAAACAAGGTCAAGATTTATCACGAGCTACTTTATTAGGATTTAAACGTTCTAACGAATATACTGGAGCATATACTGTTTCTCCACGAAATAATCCTTGGAAAGTAGATGATGGGCGTGGAGGAAAACATGATTTATCTTGGTTGTTAGAGTAAATTATATTTATTATTATATAAAATAAAAAAATGGCAGACAAAACTTTATTTTCACGATTAAATAAACTATTTTCAACAGACGTTATTATTAGAAACGTTGGTGGAAAACAACTTCGTGTATCGGATGTAAACAGAATTCAAACTTTTGGAAATCTAGAAAACAATACTTTAGTTGATAGATACAATAGATTATATTCAAGTAAAACATTAGCTTGGAATCCTACACAAAATTATCAAACACTTCGTATTCAACTATATGCTGATTATGAGGCAATGGAACAAGATGCTATTATTGCTTCTGCATTAGATATCGTTGCTTCTGAATGTACATTAAAAAATGAATATGGAGAAACATTAGTTATAAAAACAGGAAACAGCACAATTAAAAAAATATTACATAATTTATTTTATGATATTATGAATATTGAATTTAATTTGTTTGCTTGGATTAGAACAATGTGTAAATATGGTGATTTTCCATTAAAATTAGACATTTCTGAAAAATTTGGTATATTTAATGTTCATCCTTTATCACCATATGAATTTATTCGTGAAGAAAATTATAACCCTGACAATCCTAATGAAATAAGATTCGTAGTTGATCCCGGTGCTTTAGCAAAAGGCGTAAGTACATTAACTAATAGTAATAGAAGAGAATATAAAAATTACGAAGTAGCTCATTTTAGACTTATTACTGATTCGAATTTCTTACCTTATGGACGTTCTTACATAGAACCTGGACGAAAAGTATTCAAACAACTTACTCTTATGGAAGATGCGATGTTAATCCATCGTATAATGAGAGCCCCAGAAAAAAGAACATTTTTTATTAATGTTGGTTCTATTCCTCCTAATGAAGTAGATAACTTTATGGAGAAAACAATCAACAAACTTAAAAAAGTACCATATGTTGATCCTCAAACAGGTGAATATAACTTAAAATTTAACATGCAAAACATGACTGAGGATTTCTTTATCCCAGTTAGAGGTAATGATGCTACAACTAGAATAGACACCGCTAAAGGATTAGATTACGATGGTATTACAGACGTTGTTTATTTAAGAGAAAAACTTTTAGCTTCATTAAAAATTCCTAAAGCGTTTTTAGGTTATGATGAAAATTTACAAGGTAAATCAACATTAGCAGCTGAAGATATCCGTTTTGCACGTACCATTGAACAAATTCAAAAAATTGTAATTAGTGAATTAACTAAAATTGCTCTTGTCCATCTTTATGTACAAGGATTTGATGGTGCTGATTTAATGGATTTTGAACTTGAATTAACTACTCCATCTATTGTATTTGAACAAGAAAAAATTGCTCTTTACACAGATAAAGTAACATTAGCTAATTCAATTTTAGAGAAAAAATTATTATCTACTGATTTTATATATCAAAAAATATTTAATCTTTCTGAAGAAGAATATAAATTAGAAAGAGAGAAAGCATTAGAAGATGCTCAAAGAACCTTTAGAGTAAATCAAATTGAATCTGAAGGTAATGACCCAGTTGAATCAGGTGTATCTTATGGTACTCCACATGATTTAGCAGCAATGTATGCTAATAAGCGTAAAGGTGGAGAAATACCAGATGTATTACCTACTGGATATGATGAGAAAAAACCTGGTCGTCCACCAAGAGATGGATCAGATTATGGAACAGAAAAATCTAACTTTGGTAGAGATGTAAGTGGAGCAGATGGAATGAAAGAAAAAGAACCAACAGATATAGGATTGGATAAAAAACCACTTGCTTTAGAACACTTAAGAGTATTAAAAACCATTCAAAAAGATAAAAAAATCCCTACTTTATTAAACGAAGAAAATCTTCTCAATGATTAAAGAAGTTTGATATATTTATATTAGAGAAATACAGTAAAATGTCTAAAATTAAACATTCAAAATACAAAAATACAGGTTTATTATTTGAAATGCTTGTAAGACAAGTAGCATCAGATACTGCTTCAAATAAAGATTCTGTAGCATTGGATATTATTAAAAATTATTTTGGAAAAAATAAACCATTAGCTAAAGAATTAGAATTATACTACATAGTACTAAACGAAAAGGTAAGTGATAGTAGTAAAGCTCTTACTATTGTTGATGCTTTATGTCATTCATATAATAATCTTAATAAATCCTCTTTACGTAACGAAAAATATAATTTAGTTAAAGAGATTAAAGAAAATTATAATACAGAAGAATTTTTTAAATATAATGTTGATAATTACAAAACATTAGCATCAATAAATTTATTATTTGAAAATTATAATAAATTAAATCCACTTAGTTTAGTAAAATACAAAACAGTATTAGCTGAACATTTAACTTTTAATGATGTTCAAAAAACAAAAAGAAACAAAATTTTAGAAGATTATTCAAAAGAAGATAAAGAAATAAGATTATTATCTTATAAAATATTACTTGAAAGATTTAATCAAAAATATTCTGGTTTAAATATAAAACAAAAAAGATTATTAAGAGAATATATTAATAATATTTCTAATATGGGTGTTTTAAAAGAATATTATAATAATGAAATAGATTCATTAAAACTTTCTTTATCTACATTAACTGAATCTATTAAAGATGAAGTTGTAAAAATTAAACTAAAAGAAATTATAAGTTTATTATCACCTCTTGATAAAACTATTAATATAAAAGACGAAGATATTACTAATTTACTTCGCTTTTATGAATTAGAAAACGAAATCCAAAATACACATCAATGACTACATCAGAATTACGTAAGTTGGTTCGAGAAATAATAAGAGAAGCATCCCAAACAGGAACAGGAGCATCTTTCACTGCTGGTGATAGTGAAGCATATGCTACTCCTTTTGCCTTTTCTAAAAAGAAAAAAAATAAAGCAACAGAATACATGCAAAAATTAGGATATCATCCATCTCCTTTAAATGAGGTATCTTATAGTGAGTATAGAAAATCAACTGATGCTACTCCTCGCCAAAAAATAGGTAATTCTATGAAAATGGTAGAAAAAAAATTAAATGAAATTGAAAAACTTATTAAATATAATAAAAAATTAAAAGAAGATATGGGTATGGGTTCTGGAAGATATTGGAAATCAACCAAAAACACTCTTGCTCGTTTATCTGAAAAAATTAAATCATTAAATAACGATATACTTCAATTAGGAAATTAATGGCAAAAAAATCAAGCATCGGAATACAAAATTCAACATACAAAGAAAAACCAAAATCTAGAAGACCAGGTATAGTAGCAAAAACAAAAGCAAGCAAAAACCCCAATTCAAAAAATTATTTAAAAAGATATAGAGGACAAGGAAGATAATGCTTTTATTAGAAACAATAGAGTTTAAACCCAATAATAGAGAATTAGTACAAGAATCTCTTGATAAAGGTACTCCTTTGTTTGTAGAAGGACCTATCCAACGTGCTAATGCTAAAAATCAAAACGGAAGAATTTATCCAAAGAATATCTTAGAAAGAGCAATAGATAGATATATTTCTGGACCTGTAAGTGAAAATAGAGCATTAGGTGAACTTGATCATGCTGAAGATAATATTATTCATTTAAATAATGTTTCTCATAACATTAAGAAAGTATGGTGGGATGGGGATGATGTTCATGCTCGAATTGAAGTTCTGAATACACCTTCTGGAAGAATTTTAAAAGAATTATTTAGAGCAGGAATTAATGTAGGAATTAGTTCACGTGGTACAGGTTCCGTACGTGAATTATTTAGAGAAAATGCAGTTGAAGTACAAAACGATTTTGAATTATTATGTTGGGATTTTGTTTCTAATCCCTCAACTCAAGGTGCATTTATGCAACCTGTTGGATTAAATGAAGGTATAGAAAATAATCCAAATCCATATTTTAAAACACACAGATTAATCAACGATATTCTTTGCAATGTTAAAGGATATTGTGAATGTGAATTTTAATAGGTTTTTTATTTTTTTATATATGTATCGTTGTACATGTGTCATGTCTATAATCGGGCACCTATTTTTTATTTAACCCTTCCCTATTAAGATTTTTTTAATAATCTTAGTGCCTAACCCGTAAAATTTAAAAGGAAAAATTATGGCAAATATTGATAATATCTCTCTAGCTGAGGCTGTAGCCGACGCTAAAGCAGTTATCAATGGAGCTACAGTTAACGCTAAATTAGCTTTAGAAGAAGCTTTAACTCCAAGAATTAAATCTATTCTATATCAAAAACTTGCTGAAGATTTAGAAGAAGATACAGAAGAAACTATGGAAGAAGAATTAGCCGCTGAGGTTGATTA